GATTCTGCCGCAGTCAATGCAAGCGGAATAAGGTTGCCAATGCTAACAGCCAGCGGAACAGATACCTTGGCCGCTGCTGATTTTGCAGGAAGCGGAACCGCGGCTGTTACGGCTGTTGCTAATCAGCCTGAAATTGCGGGTGATGGAACTATTTTTCAAATTGTAAAGACTGGAGCCGCTGGTGGTAATGCTCATGGATATGGATCACCGAGTGGCACTATTACGCGTAGCCCCGGCACAGTAGGAGCGCAAGGAACTACAACTGCCGCTTCAGGACAGTGTGGCGGAGGAGCAACGGAAGGTTATCAGTCTCAAGGCGGAAACTCAGGATTTACAGTACAGGGTGCGACTGGTGGTCTTGCTGGAACCTTCTCAGGCGGAGCAGGTGGTGGTGGGTTTTCCTATCTAATCGGCTCTCAACCGGGATTACAGTACCAAATAAGCCAACCTGCCGATTATGGTGGTGCTGGGGTTGCAGGTATTAGAAATTGGCAGACTTGTTTTTCAGCTTCAGGTGGCGCAGGAAACCCGGCAGGATCTTCAAATGGAGATAACACAAATGCTTCAGATTCTATTATTGGTGGCATTTTATGGTTAGTTGTAAAGGGTGACTTAACTGTTAATAGCGGTGGAACAATAACTGCCGCAGGTGGTAGTTCAGGAAATACTGGTAGCTCTTGTGGAATTGGTTCTACTGGCGGAGGGTCTGGTGGTGGAGTTTTAATGTTATTGCACGGTGGCACATACACAAACAATGGAACGGTAACCGCCGCAGGTGGGACCGCAGGAACTTATAATGAGGCAACTCAGGCCAGAGGAGCTTCCGGTGGTGACGGGTCTGTTGTTGCCGCACAAGTTAAGGCATAATGCCGCAATTCATATATGAACAATTTATAGAAGATACAAGTATTGCTGATAAGTTTGTAGATCATTACGTTAATAATTCTGACAAACATTTAAAAGGTAAGGTGGCTAGCGATTCTGGATCTCATTTTAGTGATATAAAGGTAAGCACGGAAATGAGTGTTGAGGATGAATATGAGTCCGAACTATCAAAAACATTCTGTGATGAGTTACAGATCATTTTAAATAGTTATATAGAAAAATATCCAAGAGTAAATACACTTGCCAGATTTAATATGGTTCCATTTAATATTCAGTATTATAATCCGGGGGAAGGATTTTTAGAATGGCATTCAGAAAGAACATCTGGAAAGGAACCTTCAACCAGTAGGGTTCTTGTGTGGATGATGTATTGTCATACTATAGAAGAGGGCGGTGGTACAGAATTTTTACATCAAGACTATACATGTAAATCTGAAAAAGGAAAGGTCGTTATATGGCCAGCCGATTGGACGTTCACTCATAGAGGTGAGCCATGTGATGAGGAAAAAATGATTTTAACAGGGTGGTATAATTTCATTTGAAGATATCAATTATTGGCAGAGGTAATGCCGGATGTTTATCAGCCCTTCATTTTTCTCATTATTCAGATTATGAGATAGAACTTATATACGACAGTAATACCCCAACTGAGTATGTTGGCCAGGCATCAGTTTTAGAACTGCCAACTATGTTGCACCATACTTTAGGTATTGATTTATATAATAATCCAATTTTAGCTACAATAAAGTCTGGAATTTTATATGAAGGGTGGGGAAAGAAGAAGGATAAGATATTTCATCCATTTTCATTTGGTTCATATGGTATACATTATGATACCAGATTATTGCAAGATTATATTTTAGATAGGCTAAGTAATAGAATACAAGTAAGAGATGAAGTAGTTACCTCTTATGATGAAATAGATTCTGACTATATTATAGATTGTTCTGGGTTTAGTAAGAAGCATAGACACGGAGAATTATCCGAAGGCTATAGTGCTTTAGTAAATCCACTAAATTCTGTATTGTTAGCAAATATAAATGAACAAAGATTTCATCCTTGGACAAGAGCAGTTGCTACTCCTGATGGTTGGTGCTTTGTTATACCCTTGAATAATACAGTTTCATTGGGGTATTTATATAATTCTAATATAACAAGTAGTGAAGATGCAGAAGATAAATTCAAAGATATGTTTGATGTTAGTTCAGTAAGAGATAAGTTTTCTTTTCAGTGCTTCTTAAAAGATAATCCAATTGAAGGAAGGGTTATTGCTAATGGTAATAACTTATTCTTTTTAGAGCCATTAGAGTCTACTGCTGTTCAAGCGTATTTATTTTGGAATAGACATATCTTTGATTTTATTAAGGGAGATTCAACAGCGTTCAAGTGTAATCATTATATGAAAGAATACACTAATGGATTGCAAAACTTTATAAATTGGCATTATATGTTTGGGTCTAAATATGATACAGAATTTTGGAGATTCTCAAAAACATTGAAAATAAAAAACAAGGAGTTCGAGTTGTTTAAGAATAACCCATCAGATAAATTTTACAGTCAGTGGAATCACCAAAGTTTTAAAATATGGAGTGAAGGTGTTAGTTAGCGACAGTCATAAATTTGTTTTTCATCATGTACCTAACACTGCCGGGAGTAGTATTACCTCTGTATTGGCAAAGCATTGTAGAGGCTACAAGGGTCAGCCCGAATACTTTGGGGGCGCAACAAATGTAGGTGATTATGCGTGGCCTAGTGATTTGCATTGTGGATATCAGATGCATGAGCCAATTAAAAATACAAAATTTCCAAGTAATTATTTCTCATTTGCTTTTATCAGGCGTCCACAAGATATGGATTTTATCACTGATGATAAGGGGAACACACTTGTAGACTTTGTGGGTCGCTATGAAAATCTTGAAGAAGACTTTGATGTTGTTTTAAATTGGATTGGATTGGAAAAGACAGTTCTACCCAAATGGAACATATCTTCTGATTTAAAAATATCCACTTATACAACTAAAGATTTTGGGTATGCAGTTGTTGACAATCTCTTTTCTCATGATGAGTTGAGTGATATATGGAAAGAGATCAATCATTTAAATTTTATTATGGATCTTGATTTTGTTAGGAATCAGAGAAAGAGTGATGCGGCTGACACTTTAACTGGAGATGGATTAACTGTTGATAATGTTTATCTGGAAAGGAAGTATTCTTCTATCCTTACCCATAGCAGGAAGTTGTTTCAAGATAATGTTGTGAAAGAGTTTTCAGAATCTCATCCTGCTAATCTCAATTATAGAATGTGTAATTTTGATACCACTTGGATTAATAGGTATAGAAATGGTCAAGGGTATGGGGCGCATACTGACTCTTCATCTTTTTCATCTATAACAACGCTGATTGACGGAGAGGTTATGGGGGGAGATCTTACTTTTCCAGATTATAATATTGAGTTTGAAAGTAAAACTAATCAATGTGTAATATTCCCATCATGGGTTTTACATAAAGCCTCACCCATTAAGTCTAAATATGGAACTAGATATTCAATGGCAAATTTTTCATCACACGGAACACCGGGAACAAAACAATGATAACGTACGCAAAAGTTAAAGATAATAAAGTTGTAAGCTGGCCTTATGGAATGGGTCATTTGAAGAGTGAAAACCCTTTAACTTCCTTTTCTTCAAATGCATTTTCAGATGCATCTATTAGATCAGAATATGGGATAGTTGAGGTCGCTTCTGCAACTCCCAATCCTCAAGCAGGTTATAAATCTGTTCAGGTTGGGCCTGTATTTGAAAATGGTTTATGGACTGAGAAGTATGAAAATCAGGAAAAATCAGAGGAAGAGCTTGTGGATAGTGATTTTACTAATCCACAAACTCCATCAGACGATTTATTAAAAGATTCTCATGGCACTATAATAAAGACCCATGAAAAAGATGGGGTGCGAAAAGTAGATGGCAACTGGGAAATTATTTGGGGAACTGTAGAGTTGGGGTGGAAAGATAAAAGATTAAACGCATATGGGCCACCAACTGAGCAAATAGAATATATTACAGAGAATGGTCTTGATTCTTGGGTTGCAAAGGTAAATGAAATAAAAGGCTGGTATCCAAAATCCTAAAGAATAGTTGGTACTTTTTTGAAAAAGCCGTATCAGATGATATCTGTAATAAGATTATAGAATCTGCCAAATCATTTGATAGAGGAACAGTTGAGTATAATGGTGTTGATGAATCAATTAGGAAGAGTGGCGTTTATTTTACAAACGAACAATGGCTTTATGATTTTGTATGGCCGTTTATGGAGCAAGCAAATAAGGATAGCGGTTGGAACTATGAAGTTTCTTCAGCAGAAGATTTTCAGATCACTAGATATTTAGAGGGCGAGTTTTATTCTGAGCATGTTGATGGATGTATAGATCACTCCTCTATACGCGACACTCCAGATAATAAATTTCTTAACGGAAAAGTTAGAAAACTTAGTATGTCTGCTAACCTGAATGATGGGTATAAAGGCGGAGAATTTGAGATTAATGGAGAACCCGTTCAAATGGAAAAAGGCACAATTGTTTTCTTTCCTTCATTTTTAAGCCATCAGGTTAAACCTGTTGTCGAAGGTGAAAGATTTTCATTGGTAACATGGTTTTTGGGACAGCCATTTAGGTAGAGGAAAAATAATAATGTCAATTACTACATGGAATGCAACTACTGGAGATTGGGACGATAGTAAATTCAGTAGAGCATGGAATGGCCCTGCCATGTCTCCTGCTAAAGGAGATTTGACTATTAGTTCTACAGCTCCTGGTGGAGGGGTATCATCTTTTGTTTCTCCTGGTGTTGCCAATCTGGAGATGATACAATCTTATGAATGGAATCAGTTAACTACTTCATGGGTTGATACTCCTGGAACTTGGGAGAGTGGTCCTGTTCCACAGGTTGCTATTGGAACTGGAATTTCTCCAGCTAAGGCAGATTTAACTTTTACTGCATATAGTCCTAGTTCTGGAATTATGTATGATTTCAGGATAACTGCCCCTACTCTTACTTTAACTGGTCAGTTACCTGCTGCTGGAGAAGGGTTTACTATATCCCCGGATAGCGCTTCAATTGAAATAATACAAACTTATTCTTGGGATAACTATGGAGGTACGTGGGCTAGCGCTAGCACAGATTGGGATACTGTAGCATTTGTTCCAGATGTTGTTGAAACTGCTCAGAATCAACCAGATGCAGGTTTATTAACTTTAACAGGAAGTGCTCCAAACAGGACGATACATAAGCTTTGGTATGTTCCTAGTGCTAGTATGTCGCTTAGTGGTTTTGTTCCCACAGATGTTACTGGACATAACTTTTATCCTAGTGCTACATCATTAACAGGTCTTGGCACAACATCTTGGAATGATACTTCGGGAGATTGGAATAGTAGCAGTGAAGCTTGGGGTGCAGGAACACTGTCTCCAACAGTTGGCGTTACTTATACGTTTACTATAGACTCATCAGGTAATCTAGTTTTTACACCTTATGATCCACAATGGCCTTTAGTAGGTGATCCAAAATATATATCTCAAATATTAATATCATGATTAAAAAAGATAAAACACAAAGCTGGCTAGAATTATGCTATAAAACAGACCCTGAATTAAAGGCTCCTGTACCCTCTTATATATTTAGAGATGGACAAAGGGTATTTTATGCGGCTCAAAAAAATAAAAAAGGTAAGAAATAAATGTCTTTGGAAATAGAGAGAGAGAATATATTTTCTTTACAAGATCATATATTAGCAAAAAATGTTGCTGAAAAACTAGAGGAAAAATATCCAGGGTGGTTGTGGGCTGTTACTGTTAAGGATGGTATTGTTGGTGTGAAGTCTCTTCGCTTGTCAGGTAATTGGGGGTTTATTCTTCATGCTGACAAAATAGATAATGATTATAGAATGGTTGTTATGGCTGGAGGAGAGATACTTGAGAGATATAAACAGCATAGAAGTAAGTTTAATGAAGATAGATACATGGATCTTGCAATGGATAGCAGGGGACAACTTAATGGAGATTATGCTGTATGAGCTTAGTTAATCCACAACCACCAACAGAAGGTGCGGAAGTTTTAAATATAGATGAAGATCAATCTCTTAGAGAAGATTCATGGCTAAGGTTAGCTAGGCAAGCATACGATGATTCTTCTGAATGGGTTGATGCTAATTTAAGGGGGCAGTGGGAAAAAAGTTTATCTTTATTTAATAGTAATCATCCACCTGGGTCTAAATATAATACAAACGCTTATGATAAGAGATCTAAGTTTTTCAGACCTAAGACTAGAACAGCAGTAAGAAACCTTCAGTCAGCAATGAATGTTGCATTTTTTACAAATGAAGATGTTGTAAGTATAAAACCAAGAAACCCTAATGACCCAATGCAAGCTGCTGCTGCAGTTGTTTCACAGTCAGTTTTACAGTATAGATTAACTAATACTATTCCTTGGTTTCAAACAATGACAGCAGCACTGCAGGACGCAGCAGTTCAGGGCATATGTGTAAGTCATCAATATTGGGAGTATGAGGAAAGGGATGAGTCTTACATTGAAATGGATGTTAACAATAAACCTATGGTTGATTACGAAGGTAATGAAAAAATTAGGAATCAGGTTACGTCTATAAAAGATAAGCCTGTAATTGAGATGATCTCTCCAGAGAATCTCAGGATAGATCCAGCATCTGATTGGTCTGATCCAATAGAAAGCAGCCCTTATATAATACATTTAATTCCAATGTATCTACAAGATGTTTTACAGAAAATGGAAGAAGGTGAGTGGAAAGAATTAAGCGCTGGAGAATTGTTAACAACCACAAGTGATGAGGATGATAATACTACTAGACTAGTAAGAGATGAGCCCAGAGAAGATCCTTTAGATAATGATGCTGGGTATGGAGAGGTTCAAGACTATAAGATTGTATGGATACATAAAAATATAATAAAGAAAGATGGAGAGGATTGGTGTTATTTTACTGCTGGAGTAAGTTATATGTTAACTGATCCAGTTCCTTTACAGGAAATGTATCCTTGGCTTAGGAATAATGAAAGACCATATGTTATGGGGTATGTTAATATAGAGTCCCATAAATTATATCCAGCTGGAACTGTTGAATTAACACAAGAGCTACAAGCTGCTGCTAATGATATATGGAACCAAAGATTTGATAATGTAAAATTAGCCCTAAATAAGCGATATCATATTAGGAGAGATAGGAATATAGATCTTGATGCTTTATTTAGATCTGTTCCTGGTGGTGCTGTTGAGATGGATGATCCTGATTCTGATGTAAGGATAATAGAAACCAGAGATGTTACTGGTTCTGCATACGCAGAGCAAGATAGAATAAATATGGATTTTGATGAGTTGCAAGGTAACTTTTCAACATCAACTGTGCAAGCATCTAGGTCTTTAAATGAAACAGTTGGGGGCATGTCATTATTAGCCAATAGTACAGGTAGTGTCGTTGAATATGTATTAAGAACATTTTCAGAAACATGGGTTGAAAGAGTTCTTAAGCAACTTCTTAGGCTTGAGCAATATTATGAGACTGATCAGGTTATACTTGCATTAGCTGGTGAGGCTGCTGTAGCTTTAAATCAACAAATGAAAGATGTTTCTGTAGATGATCTACTTAGATATGAAGTTCTTTTGAAGGTTAATGTAGGAATTAATGCTACTGATCCTATGAAGAAAGTTCAAAATCTAATGCTTGGGTTGCAAACACTAGCCTCATTTCCTGGGATAGCTGAAAGAATAAATATGCAGGAAGTAACTAAAGAGGTATTTGGTCAATTGGGTTATAAGGATGGCGATAGGTTTATACAGTTTGAGGGAGATCCTAGACTTGCAGAAATGCAGGCTCAACTCGAAGAGATGCAAGGTCTTATAGAGTCAGAACAAATGAAACTAGATAATAGGTTACAAGTTGAGCAAATGAAGCAGCAAGGAAATCTTGAAGCTATGAGTATGAAGACTGGTTCTGAAATTAGAAAGAAAGAAATAGAAGCTCAGTTGCAGTATATAGATTTACAACTTAAGCAGGAAGATGTTGCTACTAGAAGAGCTGAACTAATGCTTCAAAGAGAGGCGCTTATTAATCAGATAGCCGATGAAGAGATTAATAGGCAGGAAGAAATGTTAACTGAGGGTCCTGTAGGAGTAATGGCTAGAAATGACTACAATAAGATTCCTTATGCTGTTGGATAATAAAAGGATATTGTAATGAATTACTATGACCCATTTGAGGTGGGTATAGAGGATTTAGTAAAAAGAATAAGAGTAGGCAAGGATACAAAGGAGTTTTTAAATACATCTATTGGTCAAGCTATAATAGAAAGAGCCACCAATGAATATAAAGATGGTATAAAAGAACTTCAAAAGATGTCCGAGTCTAGGTGGGATTTGTCCCAAGAAAAAGAAATTAGAATGTATAGGAGCATAAGTGATAAACTATCTTCTCCTATAAATATTTTAAAATGGTTGTCTTCTGTAATTGCTACTGGAGAAAATGCAGAGACAATATCTAGATATAAAAACTCCAGTGAACTAGAATAATAGGAATATTAAAATGGAAAACGCTACCCAAACGGATGCGTTAGAAGAGGTTAAAACTTCTGAAGACGCACCTGAAGTACTAAATGAATTTGTTTCTAATAGGCAAAAGGCTTTAGAAGATATATATGAGCAAAGGGCCGAACAGATAAAGGAGGAAACTTTTGACGATGAAGATCAAGAGGAAATAAAATCTCCCGTTTGGCATGATGGAGAAGACTGGAAAACTAAGATTAAGGTTGATGGAGAAGAATTTGAAGTTCCATTTGATTCTTTAAAATCATCCCATCAAAAAGATAAAGCTTCTCAGAAAAGATTTGAGGCTGCCTCTGCTAAAGAGAGAATTCTTATGGCTAGAGAACAGCAACTAAACCAATATGTACAGAGATTAAATAGTCAGCCATCCAATAAGGACGCAGATGAATCGGTCTCAGAAAGCGGTTCAAGTGATGTTGATGGTATAGTTGAACAATATCATGCCGCTTTATTTGAGGATGATGCTGTTGAGGCAGCTCGTCTATTAAAAACCTTGTCGAATAGTGGGCGCGGTAACGCTACCCAAAACGTAGAAGAGGTTGTGCATAGGGCGATTGTGTCCTATGACCAGAGTAAAAAAGCAGAAGTTCAAAGGGTAAAGCAAATTGCTTATCAAAAAAGTCTTGAAGATGCTGTTAAATCTTTTGAAGATAAATATCCTGATATAGCAGAATCGCCTGAACTTAGAACTGTTGCCGATAATAAAACGGTCACCCTAGTTAAGGATAATCCTGACTGGACACCGAATGAAGTTATACAGGCTGCTGCCGAATATACTCGTGAATGGGCTGGAACAATGCCCAATTCAAATGGTAGGTTGGAGCGCAAAAAGAAACTTGTGCAACAACCAAAATCTGTCATGGCTTCTGCTAATATTGGTTCTGATCAAGTTCCATTATCACCTTCTGAAATAGTTCAGCAGATGAAAAAAGCAAGAGGTCAACTTTTATAACTTCTATAGGAGGTAATTATGGCTGGACAAGTATGGTCCGTTAGCACCTCTGGTGGTTATATGTATGCCGATAATCTGAGCCGTCTATTACGTATGGCAGTTCAGCCTATGGTTAAATTCCGTCAGT